ACAATTCAAAGTTGAGTTTGAATGTGAGTTCTTAGGATCTGTTGACACACTCATTGCTCCAAGTAAACTGAGAACATTGGTCTATGATGCACCAATGCACAAGAATGCGGGTTTGGATGTATATCAACCTGCTTTAGAAAATCACGATTATGTGATGACTGTTGACGTTGCAAGAGGAGTTGGAGAAGACTACTCTGCATTTGTTGTGGTTGATATTACAGAGTTTCCTCATAGAGTTGTAGCAAAGTATAGAAACAATGACATCAAACCGATGCTGTTTCCCAATGTAATCTATGAGGTAGCAAAGAATTATAACAGTGCATATATCCTATGTGAAGTAAATGACATTGGAGATCAAGTAGCAGCAATTCTGCAATATGATCTTGAGTATCAAAACCTTCTAATGTGTTCTATGAGAGGTAGAGCAGGACAGATTGTTGGTCAAGGATTTTCTGGTAAAAAGACACAACTAGGTGTCAAAATGTCAAAGACTGTTAAGAAGGTTGGATCACTCAATCTCAAAACTTTGATTGAGGAAGATAAACTAATTTTCAATGACTATGAGATTATTGCCGAACTGACTACCTTTATCTCAAAGCACAATTCATTTGAAGCAGAAGAGGGTTGTAATGATGACTTAGCAATGTGTCTTGTCATCTATGCATGGTTGGTTCAGATGGACTACTTTAAGGAACTTACTGATCAGGATGTTCGTAAGAGATTATATGAAGAGCAGAAGAATCAAATCGAACAAGATATGGCACCATTTGGATTTATGTCTGATGGTTTAGAAGATACTAGTTTTGTTGATGCACAAGGAGATCGTTGGTCAAATGCATCGATTGGTGAATATGGTGACATGTCATATATGTGGGACTATCAGTGATGGATTTTGATGAGCAAATTAAATTAGGACATCTGTTATTATATGAAAGAGAATGTAGAGTTTGTGGAGAGATAAAAAATCTTGTTGACGGATTTTATAGAACTAGAAAAGATAGAGGTCCAGTAGCATCTTCTTATTCTTATGAGTGTAAGGAATGCACAAAAAAACGGATATCCAATGCTGCAAAAAACGAGTGTGGAAAATGGCAGTATCCCGATTGGTAGTTCACGTCTAGTTTCCCATACCAAAAGTAAGTTTTTAATAAATATTTTTTAGATAAACTGAAACAAACGGAGAAAAACATGGCGACTCCTCAATTATCTCCTGGAGTATTAATCCGAGAGGTTGACTTAACTGTTGGAAGAGCTGAGAATGTTTTAGATAATATTGGTGCTATTGCTGCACCTATGGCAATCGGTCCTATCGATTACCCAATTGAAGTTGCTACTGAACAAGAACTTATCAATACTTTTGGTAAGCCAATTTCAACAGATAGTCATTACGAATACTGGATGACTGCATCTTCTTTCCTATCTTATGGAGGAGTCCTTAAGGTAGTAAGAACAGATGGTAGTAATCTAGTTACAGCAAACGCAAAAATTTCCAATGCAAGCACTAGGGCATCTGGTGTTGGCAGTTCAACTCTAAAAATTAAAAATATTGATGATTACAACCTAAACCATGCAGACGAAGTAGCAGATTATGCTTTTGCTGCTAAGACTCCTGGTACTTGGGCAAACGATCTTAAAGTTGCTTTCATTGATAGTAAAGCAGACCAAATTCTAAGTGTTGGTTCCACCGTTGGTGTTTCTGTAGGTTCTGCTGTTACTTACTACTATGATAACGAAGTTCTCGCAGGTTCTGGAACAACAGAAGCACTCAGAGGAGGAAGATTAGAAGGTATTGTCACTGAAATTGGTACAGACACTGTTAGTGTTAAAGTTGTACAAAGAGTTTCTTCTGCTTCAACAGTATATCCAGTAGACTATTCAGAGGGTGATGAAGTAAGATCTTTCCCTGCTACAGCAAGTATTGGTTCAACTGCTGGTCAAATTGCAATTGGTGTAGGAACTGCTGCATCTGTTACTGCAAGACAGGATTGGTACGATCAGCAAGTTATTGCTCTAGATAACCAAATAATTTATTGGAGTCAAATTGCTCCAAGACCTGGTACATCAGTATATGCTGATGAAAGAGGTGGTAGATTTGACGAAATGCATGTTGTAGTTATTGATGACTATGGCACCATTAGTGGAGTAAAAGCAACTGTTCTTGAGAAGCACGTTGGTCTTTCAAAAGCAGCAGATGCAGTCTCCGCAATCAATTCTCCTCAGAAGAACTACTATCATCAATACCTTGCAGACTTCTCCAATTACATCTATGTTGGTGACAACGTTTCTGATGCAAGTGGTCTAGAAGATGTTGTTCAGACTAAAGTTGGACTCAGCACTGCTGATGGACTTTGGGGTAAAGATGCTCAGGATGTATCATTCGCTGCTATCGGTAATTACACTTATGCACTAAAAGGTGGTAAAGACTATGCAGATTCTAGTAACCAAATGCAAGCATCTTTGGGTGATCTAATCACATCATATAGACTCTTTAGAAATGATGATGAATTTGCAGTAGATTATCTACTCATGGGTCCAGGAATGACCAATAAGTATGAGTCTCAAGCAAAAGCACAAGAACTCATCGCAATTGCTGAACTCAGAAAAGATTGTATTGCATGTATTTCTCCACATCGTGCTGATGTTGTTGATATTACTAATAGTGAAACTCAAACAACTAATGTTCTTGAGTTCTTCAATTCATTAGCATCTTCTTCTTATGCAGTCTTTGATACTGGTTATAAGTATATGTACGATAGATTTAACAATAGATTCCGTTATGTCCCATGTAATGGAGATGTTGCTGGTCTATGTGTAAGAACTTCTATCGAAGCATATCCTTGGTTCTCTCCTGCTGGTCAGCAAAGAGGTGTTATTAACAATGCAGTTAAACTAGCATATAACCCAACTAAGGCACAAAGAGATCGTCTCTATCCTAAGAGAATTAACTCAATCGTTAATACTCCTGGAACTGGAATTATTCTCTTTGGTGATAAGACTGCTCTGGGATATGCATCTGCATTCGACAGAATTAACGTCCGTCGTCTATTCCTAACAGTTGAGCAAGCACTAAAAGGTGCTGCTGATGCACAACTCTTTGAACTCAATGATGAGATCACAAGAGCAAACTTCATTAATATTGTCGAACCTTATCTACGTGATGTTCAGGCAAAGAGAGGAGTTTATGGATTCCTAGTGGTTTGTGATGAAACAAATAACACTCCAGACATCATTGACAACAATGAGTTTAGAGCAGACATCTTCCTGAAGCCTGCTAAATCCATTAACTATGTAACCCTCACATTCGTTGCCACCAGAACTGGTGTCAGCTTTGAGGAAGTTGCTGGTAGAGTTTGATATTGGTTTTTTCATAAATTAAAACAAGGGAGACTAAACTAAAATGGCTAACAACCCAACACTCAAAAACTTATCATCATTCAAAACCAGACTTGCTGGTGGTGGTGCAAGACCAAATATCTTTGAAGTTCAGTTAGATAATTTTCCAGGTGAAATTTCTTCAGTTTGGGGTTCAGAGGAAAAAGTAGATTTCAGATTCTTCTGTAAGACTGCTCAGTTACCAGCATCTAACGTTGCACCTATTGAAATTCCTTTCAGAGGTAGAACATTGAAGGTTGCGGGAGACCGCACCTTCGATACCTGGACAGTAACAATTATCAATGATGAGGACTTTAAACTCAGACATGCTTTTGAGGCATGGATGAATCTTCTATCTAAACTTGATAATGCTACTGGTGCTGCAAACCCAGCATCTTATATGGTTGATGCAACTGTTCATCAACTAGGAAGAAGTGATAAAGTTCAGGGAACTAAAGTTCGTAACAACGTTAACACTCAGGGTCCTGGATTTGGTGCTTCTGGTGATGGATCATCTACCGTCCTAAGAACTTACAATTTCAAAGACATTTTCCCAACAAATGTTTCTGCGATTGATCTTTCCTATGATACAACTGATACTATTGAAGACTTCACCGTTGAATTCCAAGTTCAGTACTTTGAAATGACAGGTGGTCCTGGAACCCTCAAGTAATATCTACTAAATAGATAAA